CCCATGGGGGTGCGCCGTCAGCTGTCGAGGTGCGGCGCTCAGCGCGTCGCTCTGGTGTGTGCAAGTGCCCGGGGAGGGAGCTCGAGGCCCGTGATCGCATGGATCGACGCCATCAAGCTGGGACTCGGCTTCGGACCGGAAGTGATGTTTGTGCTCACGGATTCCGGCGAACCACAACTCACGGCGCGGGAACTCGACGAAATTCAGCGCCGCAACGGCGGCAAAACCCGCATCCATTGCATCGAATTCGGCGTCGATCTCGATTCCCGAGACGATCTTGGCCGCCGTACCGGTCGGCAAGAAATCCTTGGGGCGAAACGCCGTGGCTACAGTGTACGTAGCCGCTGTGTGCGAGTTCAGCGCCGCTTGAACTGCGGCGAATTCGGACGCCAGCTCGGCGGACGTAATCAACTTGTCCGGATCACCCGACGCCAGGAAGTCTTTCCGTAGAAAGTTGGTCTGTGGGATATAGGCGATCATCAGGATGATCGTCCGGCCCGGACGACAGTTCGGGCCGATTGCAAGGCGAAGGGAAATCCGTTGATGTCCACCTGAATGCCAATCGAGGCGAACTGATGCTCCGAGCCTGTCTCCACGACCACGCGAAGATCCTTGACCGTGATGTCACCGGAGTACTCGGCGACGGAGTACAGGGCGTCGGCGTTGTACTCGGCGAACGCGCCGCCGGTAACGGTCTTTGTGACCGAATGGACGTTGCTCTTGAAGTCTGTCCACCACTTGAACACGATAGGCGTGTCGTCGGGCGCCAGGACGATGGCGCCGATTTCTTTCAGGAAGTTGAGTCGCCCCGCGCCGCCCGGACCTTCGACCCACGGCATTCGGTAGGCGAACGTGTAGGCGGCGCCGTCGTCGTCGAAGCCGAGATACCGGCCCAGCTCACCCGCGCCCCCGAACAGTACCGTCCCGTCAAGCCGGATGCCCATGGCCGTGGGATCGAAGCCCGGCCACTCGGTCACGCGCATGGCGCCGTTCTCAAGCTCGAACTTGGTGTCGAAGCACATCGTCACGTCGGAATCCGGGACCGACAGCAGATAAAAGCCGTGCGTGGGGCTGTAGACCGACCGAACGTTGTCCATGTTGGCCGTCGCCCGGACGCCCTCCATGAAGGTCCGGATGTTGCCCGAGGAGTCGTTGACGGGGGTCGGCTTCTCGCTGAGCGCGCGCCGCAGGGCGCGGACGCCGGACTCCGACCAGAACACCACGTCCAATTCGCCCACCTGCTGCACCGAATCACGGGCAATGGCCCCGATGCCTTCGAGGCTCTGCTCGACGTACATGGCGGTCGGATCAAGACCGATCTCCGAGCCGGAACCGTCGGCCCATAGGACGACGTGGCGTTTGCCGAAGACCACGAGTCGCGAACCGTAGGCCGTGATGGCCACGACCTCGTCGGTGCCGCGCGTCCAGACCTGTCGCATGTCAATGGCGCCCCCGCCGTCGGCGGCGGCCCAAAGCGTTGGCGTCAAGAGTCCGCAGTATCGGATCGTCTGCTTGTCGTCGTCGAGCCCCCACAGCCGTCCAAACGCCGCAGCCACGCAATCTCCATCAGGGAGAGTTCCAGAAGCAGCCGTGAGATGCGCAAAGTTACCCGTGCCAGCCCAGACAATAGGCGTGTGAGATTTCTGCCAACCATAGACGCTGCCATTGAAGTTGACAAACTGCCATCGCCCGGCCGTCTGCGTCACGGCCCCGGTGATGTCGGAAAGGGTGGTTGTCCCCTCGTAGAGTTTGGTGGCGGTTGCGGACACCACGAACACGTCGCTGTCAATCTGGACGTACTCGAACACGGACCGGATGGCCGCGCCCGATTCCACGGCGGAGGTCGTGATGGTGTCGAAGCCACGGCGGGCCGCGAGTCGGCCCGCACCGTCGATGACGGCGTTCTGGGCTTCAATGGCCCACGAGGGCTGCTGAACAACCTGCTGCCGCTCCTTGTTCAGCCCGAGAAAGGCGGGCTGCGGGACGATAGTGATTTGAACGGGGGCCGGCATGTCAGTCCGCGTAGAACGTCTGGTTATCGGCACCGAAGTCGGTCAAGACGAAATCGTTGATGACCGAGCGCGCCTGCATCATGAGGCTCCCCGGTTCCCCGGACATCTCCTCACCCCGCTCCATGGCGTACAGCGCCGCGGCGTACATCCACACCGGGCGCGACGGGATCGTGATGGACGTGCTGATTGAGGCCAACTCGGCCTGCGGCACCACGCACAGGACGCTGTAGGTCCGGCTGGACGCCGGCGTCGGGTAGAACTTGATGGTCAGGCCGGTCGCCCCGCGGTCAATGGCCGCGTAGATCGGCTGCGCCTGTACCACGGACTCGTCAAGGTTGTGAAGGCGGCGCATCTCCTCCCACTCAATGAGCTGAATGAGGTTTTTGGAGCCCGCCGTGGTCTCGTAGATTTGGGGAACGCCGCGTCCATCGCGGACGACGTACGAGCGTTCGTTGGTGCTGGACATGAGGTATGAGGCCGTGCCCGCCGAGGCGGAGACAGTTTGAGCGGCGCGGAGCGCCATCCACGGACCCATGTCTTCGATCTCTTCCTTCGCCTGATTGACGAAGTGGCCGGCCAAGGTTGCGCCGTTGTCTGACAAACTGGCCACGGTGTCTTGGCGGAGACGGGCCAGGACCTTGTTGATGAGCTGAAGATACGTCAATTTGGAATCCTCAAGACTTTGAATCCGGCTCCGCCAGAATCGGCCGCGCCCACGGAGACGCGTTCAAGTGTGGCATTGTCTACGTCGTAGATCAGAAGATGCGTGTGGGTGGCGGTCGCACTGCCGGCTATCGCGGCGTTCATGGTCGTGCCGCCGTCAATGGAGAAGACAATCCGCTCCGACTGAGACCGCACGAAGAGGTCCCCCGGCAGGGTCCCTGTAATTACGTCATTGTTGGCGTCGGCGATGCCGACGTATGCTTTCGCCGTGGGCGTGCTATCCGAGAGTTCGATGTACGTTGAGGCCCCGGCGCCACCCGCATTGCCGAACAGAATGCGCTTGGTAGTGCCAAACAGGAAATTCAGCGTGCCGGTATCGTTTCGGATGATGTTGTTCGAACCGTCGTGGTAGATGCGAAGATCATCTCCGACGCCGAATCTCAACTCTTGGTTATCCCGTACCAATGCGATGTTACCAGCCGTCGGCGCCAGCAACATCGAACCACCCGATAGAAACTTAATGGCGGTTCGACCATCGTTGTCGATGAACGAATCCGTGCCGTCGTGGTAGAGGCGCAAATCATTACCGGCGCCGATCGTCAGTTCTTGGTTGTCCTTCAGGAGTGCCAAGAATCCGCTTGACCGTATGCGGACCTGTTCGACGGATGTCCCGTCCACAGTTGTACGAAAGCTGAGATACGCGTCTTGGGTCGAAGCGGTCGCGTTCCAAGAATTCTCGCCCTCGGCCGTGATGCGAGCCATTTCAGTGAGCGTAAACGGCGAGGCGTTGAGTTCAGATTGGAATGAGATGCCCGCGCCGTATCCCCCACGCTCACCCTCAAGGATAAATTGATACGCCCCGACTGTGGTTTGATCTCCCCGAATCTGAACTTGTCGGGCGCCCGTGCCACCAATCGGAAGAATGAGTTTTCCAGTATCGTTCTGGATAAAGCTATCGGTGCCGTCGTGATAGATGCGAAGATCGTTGCCCGCCCCGATGCGGAGTTCGGCGGAGTCGTTCCGCATGTCCACATGCTTGGCGCTGGTGATGCGGAGGGCTTCCGCCAACGACTGCGACCCGTCGGGGGAGACCGCAAACACAATCCGTCCCGGCATGTCGTTGGAGCCGGGCGTGCCGTCCACGGCAAACTGGATACCGGCGCTTAGCGCGTAGTCGGTGCCGTCGAACCCCACGGCGTATAACGCGCCGAGATAGTCGTCGGCCGCGACGACCGTAGGCGCCGCATCGCTGCCGCGGCTTCGGGCGAAGTACAGGACCGAGTTGTTGCTGGCCGAGTGGGTGTGTATCTCTTCAATCGCGGCCGTGTCGGAGTTGATCTCAAGCTGGCCGTGGACGGTAGCACCGTTTACAACCATCACTTCCTCGGTGCCGAGGTGGATGTGCGTCCCCGCCGCCCACGTCCAATCGCCGGTGAGAGTGAAGTCGAGATCGTTGACGTAGTCCAGCGAGCCCGCAGTGTCGTCCCAGCCAATGAGGCTGTTCGCACCCGGGTCGGTTGCGTCTAAGTCAAAAATCGAGTGGTGGTGCCCAATGAGGGCGAACCGACGTGGCTGCACCTTAGTTCCTCGGGCACTGTGTCAAGATAAAGGAGGGGTGGGGCCGTTATCGCCCCACCCCCGATGTCGCTTAGGCAGACGGAACGATGAAAGCGTCGCAGCCGGCTTCCCGGATCGTCTTGACGCCGTAAACGACATCACCGACAACCATGGTGCCCAGAGCTTCGAGCTTGTACTGTTCCTGCATCCGCACCATCTTCTGCATGGCAAGCGCGAGGGCCTGCTTCTGGAAGAACAGAGCGGGGCGATAGTCGGTCGAGTCGGTTGACTCGATGTCGGCAATCGCCGTGGTCATGTAGACCTTCACGCCGTAAACGTCGCCAACCAGACCGTTGCGGATCGAGTTCGCATCGCCGACTTCGCCGACGAACGCTTGCTCAACCAGTTTCGGAATGTCGAGGAGCCGCTTCTTTTCGACCGGGGGGACGACAAGGTAGCGATCCACGAACGGAACGTCGCCATCGTCGAAACGCTGGATAGCGCGTCGGATGCCTTCGTCGGTGAACGCAGAGCCGTTGCCGGCGCTGGTCCAGTCCCACGCCGTCGAACCGTCAACGCCCACGTAGGCGCCCGAGTAGTTCGTGCCGGAGTTCCAGGTGGCTGCGAGGTCGCGGAGATCAGCGTCAACCTGCTTGGCAAGGCCGTATCCGATTCGGTCGGAGAGCGACGCACGCCAGGACGGGATGGCCTGAAGTTCCACGATGTCTTCGCGGACGACACCGATTGCGTAGTGCTTGTTAAGCGACAGGTCAATCGTGGTGTCGGTGATGGTGGAGAGAGTGACGACGTTGTTGGCCGACTTCGCCGTAGGCGTGAAGTAGGTTGTAAACGTCGGGATGTGGATGGTGTCGCCGCGCTTACCTTCGTGCGGGACAACATTGACCAACCCTGCGAGAACCAAGTTCGCCTTGTACGCCGCGACAATCTGGTCGGACCAGAGTTCGGGGATGTACGCAGCCGCGTCGGTTACGTCAACAGAGTTGGTGAAGTCAAGAGCTGTAGCCATTGAGTTTTCACCAGTCAGGTCCGGGATTCCCGGACTGAGTTAGAGAGAGGAGGGAGAGTTGTTGTTGTCCGACTGGCGCTGGCTGAATGTGGGTTTAGTCCACCACTCGCTTGTCGAGGTATGCCTGCTGGATTTCAGGAAGTCTCCGAACGTATTCACTCGGGTTCTTGATCTGCAGCATCATCAGCTCGCCGCGCTTGAGCGTGGGGAGTTTGGACTTCGCGGCGGCCTTGCGGGCCTCCGCCGGCGCGTTGGTTCCGCCCCCGGCGCCCGGCTTTTGAGTCGTTGCGTCAGCGATGTCGCTGGCGGCGTCTTTCTTCGGCTGGGTGTTGGTGGCGGTGGCCTTGGCGGCCTGGACCTCCCCATAGAGAGCGAACAACTCGGTTGCGGCTTCAAAATTCCCGTTGTACGCGGCGCCAGCGAGGCGCTGGCGGAGATTGGAAGCGGCGATCCAACTTTGGAAATCGTCACTTTTCATCGTGGCGTCGTATTCGGGGAACTGTTTGATAAACCGTTCCTTGTTAAGCTCGAACTCCAGTGTGGCTATCCGGTCCTCGGCGGGCTTGACGGCGTCCTTGGCCGTCGAGTCCGCGACTTCCTTGATAGTCGCATCGGGGTCATTCAGTAGCTTGTCGGACGTGACCGGCTCAGTCTTCGGCTTTGCGGGCTTGGACGGTGCGGCTTCCGTTTCTCGTAGGCGGAGCATCGTGTCCATCACGTTGCGGAGTTGGCCGATGTCGTTGTTCTTTCGGCCGAGTTCCGATTCGAGATGAGCGAAACGCTCGTAGACCTGTTCAATCGCCAGTCCCTCCAGACGCTTCGGAATCTTGACTCCGGGCTTCGACGTTCCCTTATCGGGGGTGGCGTCGTCGGCAGAGTCCGCGTCCTTGGTCGTCGCTGTGGCCGGGCCCTTGCCCATGTCCAGCTTGGTGAGGTTGGTGACTGCGGTCGAGATAGGTTGCTTCGTCGCAGGCGCGGCATCGCCGCCCTGAGTTTGGGTTGCCTGTTCAGGCATGTTGAACATTCTCCGTCGTTGGTGACTCAAGTGGCCCGTGCCCCCCTCTGGGGTGTCGGGTGTTGGGGCGGACCCGTAGCGGGTCCCAGCAGTCGGTCGCGCGGCCTCCGGTTACCGGATGTCTCCGGTGGCCCTTTTGTGACGGTACGCGAGTTTCGTCTGCTGTTTGTGGACTCTCGCCCATTTGTCCCACATCGTCGGGAAGCTCGGATCGCATCCCATCGAGAGGGGCATCAGGAAAGTGCCCACGATTCGGTTCGCCAATCGCCCGCAGCGCGGGCAAGGGCTGTAAAGAGTTTCGGTGTCGTCGATATCCGCCTCAAACGCGAAGTTGTCGTAACGACACTTGAATTTGTGGAGGGCCATCAGTGGCGCTCTTGGGGATTCTCACCAAACGGGGTGAGGGGGTCTTGCGGCGCGAGCTGGTTCTGCTCAAACGCGAGGGACCAGGCGATCATCTCGAGCTGCCCGCGGAGTTTCCAGACATCGTTCATGTCGCGCACGACATTGACGGTGCTCAACTCGACGCGACGTTGCCACGCTGTAAGTT